TTATCCTTGCACAGGATGCTGCAACCTTCGCAGCGAGGGTCTCCACCCTGCATTTTGCTGCCTGCGTACAGCTTGTTCAGATCAAACATACTATTATAAGGTATGGGAAATAAGTATATAGACAACGACGAGTTTGAGAGGATCATCCTATTATACAAAGAAGATCCGAAAACTCACGAAGAAGATCTGGTTTCTGTCTTCGAATTATTAATAAGAAACATCGTTGAGTCCTTCAAATTTGAAGTGGACCCCAACGATGCCAAGCAAGAATGCTTTGCTCTGGTGCTGAAGACAGTTAAGAACTTCAAGCCCAAGAAGGGCACAGCCTTTAACTATTTTACAACGGTCATACTAAATCAACTTAAGTTGATGTATACCAGAGAGAAAAAGTATAAGCAGAAAATCGAAAACTATATTGATATTCGAAAAGGTGGGTTAGACCTTTAACTGCTTATAAATATTCGGTAGGTAGAACTCAGATCTCACTTTACCTTTCTTCAGCCGAACGAGATGCGGCACCTTCGTACTTCCATAGATGACGAAGCTGTGAGGCATATCAAAGCTGTTTACAACGTAAAGCTTTTCCCCGTCTTCAGACTCCCCATACTTAGTCTTGAGTTCTCCTACCAAGTCTGAACACCAGTTGTCCCAATCGGAAACGAAAAGGATACTCATGCTAGACTTGTTAGATTTTTGTTGTGATAGTATTTTGTTTAGATCGTTTTCCTTTCTCAGGAACTGCAAACTATACTTCATGCTTCTTCAACAGCTTCTTCGGTTTCAACTTTTTCTGAATCCATAAGTTGAACCTGCCCATCGTCTCCTTCAACCACTGTAATACCAGAAGCAGCTAGCTCCTCTTGGTTCTCCATTGCGTACTTTTGTACTAGGTTTTGTAGCTGCTGGTTGAGGGCCTCGCACCCGGCAACAAAGACGGTCTTCATGAAATCGTCATCACTAATCTCTTCAGGCTTAACCATCCCAGAGAAGTTCTTGAAAGCTTCAGCTTCGTCTTTAGATAATTTAATTTGTATTTTCATTCTATTTCTACTCCGGTCATCAACACGGAGTCTCCAGTTTTTAATATCGAGTTTGATACTTTGTATTTGAGTATCCATTGCACTATAATAGTATGAGGTAAATGAATATGGAAGACAATTACGACATTTCTAAGTTAAAGAAAAAGAAAAAGGTAAACAGTAGGACTAAAGGGGCTTCTTTTGAGCGACAAATAGCTACTATGTTAAATAAAAGATTTAATACTAAAGAGTTTTCTAGGACTCCTGGGTCAGGAGCATTTGCTACAACGCACAATCTACCTGAACATCTAAAGCTTCATGGAGATTTAATAACTCCAAAAAATTTCCGCTACTGCATAGAATGCAAGAAGGGATATAATAAGGAAAATCTCTATAGCCTTTATAATTATAGATCCGACTTTTGGAAATTTATTATTCAATGTCAAAAAGATTCTGATCTAAGCAAAAAAGTACCGATGGTTATATTTAAACAAGATAGGCAGAAAACCCTGGTGATTGTGCCCTCTTATATAACGTACTCAATTAAAAAATATATAGAGATTCACAAAGAAGAAAATTCATATAAGGTATATTACTTAGATGATTTACTCAAGGAAGAAGACTACCATTGGTTTGATTGAGGAGGGTTTCTAAAAGATTTATTTGTCCTCTTAGAATATGCTCAATAGCTTCTTCCGTAGAAGCACCTTCTTTCTTCTTAGGCTTGTAGAACTTTCCTTCCTTCTTCATAGATTCTTCATCAGTCTTACACACAGTTCTAGTATTTTTACCAGACCGTTCTAAGCCTACTTTAAGCTTCCTTTTCCCATCACTTATTTTAATAGTAAAACCGCTAATCTCCACCTTAGTATCTTTTGATCCAGCCAAAGACTTAAGTAATCCTGTTTGGGAGAACGCTATGCTGTAGGCATCTGTAGTGAATACTTGTGACATGTCTCGGACATTACCGCCTGTAGAGTACGCCATAAGCATCGCAGCGTTCTTGGCTTTCTCACTGTCCTGTTCGCTGGATAAACCTTTTTCTAGTTGTTGCATCTTGTATAGACGCCCAACTTTCTCAGCCAGCCTTTCTCTCGCAGAGATATCCTCAAGGTCAATTAGCTCTAACTCTCCGTCTGCGTTCGTCGTATACAAAACATCTTGTAAAGGAGACGCTGCCAAGTCTGAGTAGCCCGTCTTAGCCTTTAATTTATTTAATAGATTATCCGCTCTAGCCTTAGGTGTTTCCAAAGAAACTTTACCATTCATAGCGTACACCTCAGTATCTATGAACGAAGATTTTAGTTTGTCTACGTTGTCTTGAATTCCTTTATAGTAATCGAAGCTTTCCTGCCATCGACCCAAAGCCTCTTCCCTCGAACCCTCTTTACCATCCCAGCCGTACAACTCTGTTAGCACTCTGTCTCGCATCCCCTCAGCGTTATAGTTACTATTCCCTGCAAAGGTCGGGTCCATGTTTTTAATTAACTGATCGTCAGAGTTAACTTCTCCCAGCTTACCGTCTGTACTGGCAAGATACCTCTTGGAACCTATAGATACTTTCCACTCACCGTCAACTTGATAAGGTTCTATCTTTAGTTTTTTACCTGCTGCTCTAGCAGCGTCTTCGGTATCAAACACAGCAATGATATCATCTCTCTCGCCTCCTGCTGCCTTGCCCCCGCCAGTTCGTTCGGCCCTCGATGCGCCAAGGTCATCAACAAAATCGTTTACAAGCGACAACTCTCTGTACAAGTAATCCCTGAACGCGGGGGCGCTGTTTAAAATCTCAAACAAATCCTTCTGGTATTCTGATTCTGCGAAGAGTTCTAAATCTAAAGTAGCAGCGTCATCGCCGCCATAGGCAGCAACTATTTTTTCTAGGTCCCCTCTCTTCTCTCTGATCAACTTTTTAAACTCTTCTCCTACGGCCTTCCTTTCCTCTTGAGTTTTTGCTGCCTTGATATTAACTACAAATACTGTAATGTCTTCGAAGAAGGTTCCCCTAATACCATTCAATGCCTGTGATGCTACCGACTCTGAGGGAACTTGCTCTAAAGAGTCCCTAGTTTTGCCGCATAGTTTCTCTATTTGGTTTAAAGCACCGTCCAGGATCTTATTAACAGTAGGAAATACTAGAGACTCTGTTTTATCGGCCCCATAAATTACGGGCTTATTCTTATACATTCCTATCAGGGGGCTATCTTCATTGCCCACCTTCTGACAGAACTGCTTGGCCTCCTCGCTCCCCTCTTCTATCCCTGGGGCTGAAGCTAGAACATTGAACTTCTTAGCCATGGACTCTGCTTGAGCCACAGAAACCTTACCGCCCTTTACGGATTTAGTTCCGTCCGCATTTAATTTTCTGACCTCACCTTGGAATATTTGTTTAATAAATCCTCCACGCAAAGTATCGTAATTACCTAGTGTGAACTGAGCCAATGCAACAGAGTCAGACATATCAATAATTTGATCAGATATTAGTTGTTGTATCTTGCTGAATCCTTTAGCTAAAATTCTACCCATCCCCTCATACTCAGTGCCTTCAACACTACCGCCAATTGTTCTATTTTTTTCTTCTTGAGCAAGTTCTTCTTGCGCTTTTGCTATCTCCGCATCTCGCTCCATGTCCTCTGTGGAACCACCTTCTCCTTCACCTTCTTCTCCTTTTGGAGACCATGCACCTAGCAACTTAACTGAATAGCTTCCGGTATGCGTTTTATTGGGGTTAATATCGTTCTTATAGCTACCAGCGTTAACTATTTTACTCCCTGCGTTTCCACCCTCAATCTTAACAGAGTTTGGTTTTCCCTCTACAGGAGTGACAGACATGTTTCCGTTCTTGCCTAAACCAGTCTGCTCTTTGCCCCCCGCCGCAGCCTGAATAGCAGAATCAATATCTTTAAAGGCACTTAGCTGCGCGGAAGAATAAGCGTAAGCTTCGTTAAGATAAGTAATCTTATATGTTCGCTTCTTTAGCTGACTGTAGCTTTCTAATAATTCTGAGAAGTAATCCATGTCTTATTATAGATGAATAAAAATAGCCCCGCCCACACAGGTAAGGACGGGGCTAAAAACCTACTTGTTTATCACTGCGTTGGGTTTGAATAGTTGTAGACGTTCATGAAGTCGTACTTGAAGTTCACTGTAAGCATGTGGAAATCGTTAGTAGCATAGTTGAATTCCGCAGCTTGCCATGAAGTAGGGTAGACTCCGTAAAGCTCGATGGTTGAGTGAGGAGTTAGAGTGTTGTCTAACTGAACAATCTCAAGCTTGTCCGCCTTGAACGTGTTACCCGCCCCGCCTCCGGGTTGACTGCTCTTCGTCATCTCACCTGTGAGTGGATCATAGGTGTGGCGGAAGAAGCGGTAGAGGTCGGAGGCAGTCTCACGAAGATAGAGGTTGTCGAAGTCGATGGTAAGCTCTCCAGGAGTAGTCTTACCTGGGTAGTGAACCTTGTCATTGACACGATCAACCACTATAGCCTCATTCCGCATCTCTAACCCACCAACTTTCTTAGCTGCTAGAGTTAGATCAGGGACGTTTGTGATGTCTTGAGGTAGGCCAAAGAGGTGAACCTCAAACTGATACGCCCGTACTGAATCAAGGTCAGTCGAGACGGTAGGAAGCCCCTGGCCTGGAGTGAAATCTCTACCGTATTTTGTCTTGTAATATGATGTTGCCATTAATTATCTCCTTATAGGGTTCCTAGATCAGCGGACTGATTGGTTAGGTTGATCTCAAACACAATGACCTCAGCGGTCTTGGTGGGCTTGAGAAGAACTTTTGTCCAGAGTTCGTTGCGGTCAACGCGAAGAGGTGTGTTGGTAGTCTCATCGCAAATAACTCGGAACTCTGTGATTCCCCGTCTTCTTCTGATATCGTCAAGGAAGGGGTTGACAACTCCTTCAATCTGTGACCAAGTAAATTCATCGTTCGGCTCGAAGACAAACCGTTGAGTGGATGCAAGGAGTACCTTGCGGACATAGATCATTAGTCTTCGGACGTTAATCCTATCTAGTGATGTCGGCTCTCTTTGACCAGTTCTTTGGCCGAAGATAGTTAGACCTTGCTGAGGGAAAGCAACAATCGGGTTGACGACGTTACCTCCACTGTAAAGGCTGTCTCTATCTCCTTGGTTAAGCTTAACCTCGACCTCAGTAGGCTTAGTTAAGCGACCTCTCTGGAAGCCCGCTGGAGCGAACCATGTATCTGAAACGGCGTCAGTGTAAGCCATTTGTCTAGCAGCAAAAATTGAAGGGTCATACCAGCGGTCCTTGCCGTCAAACGTACTGAAGACTTTCACCCAAGGCCAATGCACCGCAGCAAACGAACTGTTGATCGCAGTTGTCCTTGAATCTGTAGTAGCAGCTTGGCCGTTAGTCCAGTCAATAGCATCTTGAACCGTTCCTACCGCATAAGGAGGAGCAACTAAGGCCATGAAGTCTTGGGTGCTTTCAGCTAAAGCAATTAGAGCATTCTGAACTTCTTGAGTAGCAATCCCCGGTACAAGAGCAACTCCGACGTTGATTACATCGTCATCAAGAGCTTGCATTCCTGTCTTAGGCTCTT